ACAGAACAATTCTTGTCGCTGTATCGGGATACCCCAGAACATCAGTACGTCCCTACAGGAATACAGGCACTTGATGACAAGATCCTTGGTTTGATGCAGGGACACTTCACTGTGATCAAGGCTCCCACAGGAATTGGTAAGACAGAGATTATGCGCTACCTTGAGTATAATATGCTAGAGCGTGGCATACCTATTGCAGCATGGCATCTGGAAGAGACAAAGCTGCGTAGCCTTCTTGGTCTTGTGTCGTATCATATCAAGGATAACCTCACACGCAGAGACTTGATAGAAGAGAAAGACGCAGAGGGTCTTGTTGTTACCGCTATCGAAGAACTGACCAAAGATGAAAACTTCTATCAGTTTTATTTACCAGATGGTCAAGGCGCTGATGAATTATGTGATCAGATACGCTTCTTTAGCCAAGCCTGTGATTGTAAGTTTGTATTCTTTGAGCCGATACAGGACGTGGTGGCAGGTACATCAGAAGAGAGTAAAGAGGCTATGCTTGCAGACTTGTCTATCAGACTGTCGAAGCTGGCTGCAGAGCTAAACGTAGGGATCGTGACAATCGCCCATACCAATGAAAACGGAGACCCAAAGTATTGTAAGATGATTGGTCAACGTGCCTCTGTTATCATTGACCTACAGCGTGACAAAGAGTCAGAAGACTATGATGAACGTAACACTACGTATATCAGCGTACAAAAAAACCGCCCCTGCAGTGAAGAGGGACGGGCTGGAAAGATGAAGTTTGATTCAGATAGTTTTACACTAAGAGAGGTATATTGATGTATGAATGTAAGACTTGTAAAAAGTTTTTGCCTATAGAAAAGTACAGGCTCAGGAAAGACAGGAGTAATTACAGAGTAAAAGATTGCAGGAAATGCGAGAAAAAGATACAGAGAAAAATAAGTGACTTAAAAAGGTCTGCACCATTAATGCCAAAAAACTGCGATTGTTGCGGAGAAGATAGGGGTGAGTCTCTGTTACAATTAGATCACTGTCATGAAGAGGGCAATTTTAGGGGCTGGTTATGTAACAAATGCAACACTGGAATAGGTGCTTTAGGTGACACAACAGGGGGTTTGCAAAAGGCAATAGAATATCTGAGGAAGAGTAATGCCAGTATTTGATATAGAAACAGATGGACTAAACAGCACCAAGATACACGTATTGTCTTGGGCTGATGATAATGGTGATGTACAGCATACCCATGACTATGAGGCTATGCGTATATTCTTTACAGAAGCAAAGGTTTTGATCGGTCACAACATTGTGAGGTTTGACATCCCCGCAGTGGAAAAAGTATTAGGGATAGAGGTTAAAGCCACCCTGATCGACACGTTAGCGTTATCATGGTACATCAATCATCATCGTAGTAAGCATGGTTTAGAAAGCTATGGTGAGGACTATGGTGTACCAAAGCCAAAGATTAGTGATTGGCAAAACCTGACCAAAGAAGAATATGCACATAGATGCAACGAGGACGTTAAAATCAACATGCGCTTGTGGCGTGATCTTGAGATCAAACTAAACAAGCTGTATTGTGACAAACCAACTGAGGGTCCAACAGCAGATGAATTGATAAACTATCTGACCTTCAAGATGAAGTGCGCTGCAAGACAAGAGGCCCTACAGTGGAAATTAGACGTAGACAGGGCGCAGGGATATCTGGCTGACTGGGAACAACAGAAAGAAGAGAAGACTGAGGCATTGGCTAAAGCTATGCCAGAGCGTATTTTGACTGCAACGAGAACACAACCAAAGGTGATGTACAAGAAGGATGGTAGCTTGTCTAGTCATGGTGAGAGATGGATAGAGTTGTGTAAGACAAACCGTATGCCATACACCACCAAGTCTATGGTTGTTGAGGTAGGTAGAGAGCAAGGAAACCCTAACTCTTCTGATCAGGTAAAGATGTGGCTGTTTGACCTTGGTTGGCAACCCCGCACATATAAATTTGTTAGAGAGGATGATGGGAGCGAACGTAAGATCCCACAGATAAGAAAGGACGGTGAGCTTTGTGAAAGTGTCTTGGAGTTGGCTGATAAAGAGCCTAGCATTACTATTTTGGACGGTCTGTCTGTTCTTACTCATAGAATTGGTTTACTCAAAGGAATGTTGGTATCCCAACGTGACGGATACGTACAGGCCACTGTCGCAGGTTTTACGAACACACTACGATTTAGACACGCGAAACCTTTGGTAAACCTGCCATCTGTCGATAGACCACTTGGTAAAGAGATTAGGAGTTGCTTAACATCGCCTGATGGTTATGTGTTGTGTGGTGCGGATATGACATCCTTAGAGGATACAACAAAGCGCCATTACATGAAACCACATGATCCAGATTATGTTGCAGAAATGAGTAAGGAAGGATTTGACCCCCACCTTGACTTGGCTAAACATGCTGGTGTTGTTACGCAAGACGATATCGACAAACATAATTCTGGTGAACGTAGCCTAAAAGCTCTACGTAAAAACTACAAGGTGGTAAACTACTCTGCCACATATGGTGTAGGAGCGCCTAAGCTGGCGCGTGAGACAGGTATGAGTAAGAAGGATGCCCAGAAGCTATTAGATGCCTTTTGGTCGCGTAACTGGTCAATAGAGAAGGTCTCAAGCGAATTACGTGTAAGAGAAGTTCTTGGCGGTATGTGGGTACAGAACCCTGTATCAAAGCTGTGGTACTCTTTACGTTCTGATAAAGATAAATTCAGCACACTCAATCAAGGCACAGGAGTTTGGTGCTTTGATAATTGGGTTGCTCAATGTCAAGAGTTTGGACTGAACATCATTGGACAGTTTCACGATGAAATCATAGCACTTGTAGATGAAAGGTATGTAGAATCAATCAAATACAGACTAGAGGAGACTATTCGTAAAGTAAACGACAAGCTAAAACTGAACGTAGAATTAGGTATTGACGCACAATTCGGAAAAAATTATGCAGAAATTCACTGATTCTGTGTATAATATCTTAAAAAAAGCACTTATATATATGTACCGACTCTAAAAAGGAGAGACAACTTGACTAAATACACTATGGACATGGTTCTTGAGTATGCAAAAGTTTTCCCTGAGAACGCCGACTTCGGTAATCCTGACGGACCTAGAGCAGCCCAAGCCATTTATCAAAAAGGTGGTCAGTATGCAGTAAACGCATACTTTACAGACCAGTCACAAATTGATCAACTGCTTAAAGAGGGTTTAGACCCGAAACCAATGAACAATGATCGTATCCTTGAGGGTAACTCAGAATATGGTATTGGTAAGTTTATGCGTCTGAAACGTGCAATCAAAGATGTTAAGACCTTCACTGATCGTAAGACAGGAGAAGAGACAGAGGTAGACTTTGGTGGTGCGCCAAATATAGTCAGCCTTCTACAGGGACGTGATGCACGTCGATACTGGAACTTTGAGGAAGACGGTCCATTAGGCAATGGCACGAAAGCTAAGGTACAGTTTGAAACATATTCAAATGGTGCTGGTGTGCGTTTGCTTAATGTAGGTGTTACTGAGCATGTCGCCTATCAGCCTGAGAATAAAATCTCAGAAGACGATGAATTGTTTATGGTAGGATGACATGAAAGTACAGATCACCTTTCAATCAGAATCTAAAGACGATGGGTTCACGGGCAAAACAAGTATCGAAAGAGAAGACGTAGAAACTTTAAACGATCTAGCTTGGCTTTACTCTGAGGCAACTCAAGCAGCAGGATTTACATATGTGAAATCTGTAGCCTTTGAGAAAGACGATGGAGAGATGGTCTGGAGTGACATCTGATGTCTGGCAAGGTGCTTATAGATGGTGACATCATCGCCTACAGAGCAGCCTTTGCCACAGAGGACCAACCACAACAAGAAGCTATAGATAAAGTAGACTCCTTAATCGAATACGTGTTAGATGAAACTGCACTCCCCTTCGCTGGTAAAGATGACTATGAAGTTTTCCTTACTGGCAAGGGGAACTTTCGATACGATCTAGCAACTACAGCTATCTATAAAGGTAATAGGTCCAAAAGAGAAAAGCCCCGTCACCTCACTGCTACACGAAACCATCTTGTTGATGAACATGACGCTATCGTAAGTGAGAATGAAGAGGCTGATGATCTTATAGGCAAGGCAGTAACGAAATATGGCCCATCTAGTATTGTTGCTTCCATCGACAAAGACATGCTACA